GTGGCCGTGCGTGCTAAAAAAACGCCCTCAGAACGTGATCCCTTCTTGCTATTGCAGCTAGTGCAACATGCCACAAGGTTATCGTAAGCAATCGGATCCCCTCCTTGGATTATGGGAATCACGTGATCGACTGTAGTAGCAGGCTGCATACAGTAGAAGCATGACCACTGGTCACGTTGCAGTACCTCTAAGCGTCTGGCTTTGTAAGCTCTAGTCCCTCGAGGATCACCACGCTTGGTGCTCATTGCCATCCCTTAATCTTTAAGTGTTGTAATGCATTACAATAGTTAGGCTCATCATACTCAGTGTGCCCATACCTATGTGCTACATAATGCCAATACATCCAGAACTGCTTAATAGGTGTCGATACTCTTAGGCTCTCAGTCTTCATCTGATATAGCCCATATACCTGCTTACTACCATTGAGGTTACCTACTGCTTTATAGTTCCACCTGGACTCTCTATGCACTATCTCGTTATGACATGCATATTGCTTATCTGTGAGCTGATAGTTAGCTAATTGTTTAAGCTGCTTAATTGCAAGGTCTGACGCCTGTGCATCTAGGGGCATTGCCATAGATAGAGATATCCCAATAGCGAGTGCTACCACGCGAGCTAGCCCTATCGGGCTCGCGTTGAGCCCCTGATGGGCTCTAGCCCTGAGAGTACCAGACGTGTCAAGCAGGTTAGTAAAAGTCCTGTTCAGACGCGTGTCGCTCATCGATTGTCCGTACTATAGAATCCTTGCCCCCGGAAACTGACTGAGACAGAGCTGTAAACCTTATGCATGGGTGAGTGACAGAATGGGCATTCCAGATCATGAGGCTCATTAATAGATAGCCATTCTTCTACGCGTGCATTGCTTTCGCACTTATCGTTGTCACACTCGAACTCATAGGTTGGCATCTGGATCACTCTGACACATTCTGCATACTTGAGTAAACGCCCATGCGCCACACATATTGCATCTCATAGGTTCAAGTGTACCAATATCGCCCTTATAATCCCCGTAACCTGCCTTGAGCAATAGATCGACCAGATCACCTAATCGCATGAATGCTAGGTACTCACTAGGAGCCTTCTCCCCTTGACCATTCAATCGACTCACTACGATAGGCAAGTCACCAGCTTTACTCGCCCTTTTTGTGACCTGATCGATCCACGCCTTTGGCTGGAACGCCGATCTAGCTTTAACTTCCATGTCGAACGGGACATGTGTTATATCTTTTCCAGCCCCTCTACCGATATCTGCATGTGGCCACCACTCCGAAAGGTAACGTGCGACCACACGCTCGGTCGAGAATCCTCGATACTTACGGCTTTGTGAGGCCATTGACAGCGTGACACTTAGCGCATGACCAGCTCTTATTGGTCAGATTCACTTTGATGTCTTTGTAGGGAATCGACTCATTGCATAAGCAGCATCTTGTTGTGAACGTGAACTCCTCAAGAATTGCTATGACTTCCTTTGATCGATGGATCTCATCCTCGGTTGGGAATGACTCCCATTCGCCGTCTTGATTCATGAATTGCAAGCGTCCCATTTACACTCTCGCTTTCTGGCGTTGCCATGATCCATCTTGAGCGATCTCATACCAGATCACATCGTTGGGCGCTTCACATCGACCACCGATCTCACCTGTTACCCAAGCCATGCACTTAAAGTGTCCCCATGGCTTACCAGCCTTAGTAGTGCCTGTCTTCCACATCATGTCACCATGCTTGCAACGAGGAATATCCTTCTCGGTCTGGCCGCCAATGATCTCTTTCACCATCGATACAGCTTCCCCCATTGTGGGCGGCATAGTCGCTGGCTTGATAGTCCATGGATCTTCTTCCTTTACTACTGGGATGTATTCGCCGGATGTCTGTAGCATCTTGGCCTTTGTTTCGTCAATGATTGCTTCGGTCTTCTTAACTGTTGCAACCTTGGTCATTTCTTCGCGGCTTGCTCGCTTTCCTTTTGTCGCGTATCCAGCGTTAGCAAGCGCTCTGCCAATAGCACTAGTCTCACAGTTCTCCAGCGCTGACGTCGCATTGACTCCTCGACCTTGCACTGTTTCTTCCGCAAGTCCCGTAGTCCATGGGCGATTATCAGCCTCTGTGCGGTATATAGCAGCTTCAACGATAAAACGACCAGAACTCTGATCAAGTAACTTCGTATGAATCTGGCCATCTGGGTGATCCTTCCAAAACTTAATAAGTCTTTCTTCTACTGTTTCGTAATCTTCGAGATTAAACATAATTCTCGTCCCTTTCTGTTATGAGTTCACAAGCTAGTGCGAGGTATGCACACGCGTCGATATAGGAGTCAATATGGTCAGCGGTTTCTTGCAGACGTGCGAGCTTGACTTCGACCATCGCCAGACACGCTTGATGGTCTGAGATTGGTGTCTCGAGCATCTGCTGGAGTCGAAGTGCGATTCGAGTCTGATTGATACGAGGATGACCATATATTCGTCCTCGGTCTCCAATGATGTCAGTAGCTGATAATAGGACTTCACTTGCTTTCACACTCGCACCCTTTCCTTTGATGCGTAGTAATCTCGGACTGACTTACGGCCTTGAAGATATCCCACGCGAATGCCAACGATACGGCCTACATGAAAATATAGTGCAGATAGCACGATCATTACAATAAAATCGCCTAGTGATGGATCGAACATTAGGCCACCTCAACTTCTGCGATTTCCAGTGGGACTATATAGTTTAGCTTTGCCATAGCCTGCATCTGCTTTTCAGCCAATTTTAGCGAAACGTGAAAAGTAGCGTTAAGTTCTGGACTTACGCTACCGCCGGATATATTGCGAAAGATAACTGCATGCGTGAATACTTTCTTTTCTGACTTACGATACAGCTCGCAATCTTTAACCTTAAATACTGTCATTTTGCTCCCTTTATGAACGCCCTTCGTTCATGGCATTAGTCTCTCACGCCCTAAGGGGGAAAAGTCAGATATTTAGATAACGATATGGTAACGATTCTGCGTCGTCGATGTGATCATCGATGTCTCGATCAAGCTCGTTATCTAGGTCGTCCATAGCGCTTGCCTGAGACTACGAAAGTCCCATCTTTTTCGATGTAGATAAGATCAACCTGCACATTCTTGCCATCAACGTACATGATTGCAAATGCCTGCTGCCAGTTAGCCGAGCCCTTTGTGTAACTGGCCTTGCTAAAGTCCATAAGATTGCCTACTTCTACGCCATGCAGAACACGCCCTATACGGCCTCCAGAGGCCTCTGAGAAGGACGATCTCCCTGCCCTGTGTGTGTGTCCAGAGATGACGCTCTTACCATGCCTACGGGCTGCCTCAAGGGCTGAAAGACCCCCTTGTGACTTGATAGGGGTATGGTCGCCATGTACTGCGATCCAGTTAGGCGCGATGTTATAAGGCTTCTTATGAAAGGTGATCCCCAACTCATCGAGCTGCATAAACTTCTCAAATCTAAGTTCCGGCAATGATAAGAATGAGGGAATCTTACGCATGATTTGTGTATATAGGCGGTCTGTGTGATTAGATCGAATCATCTGTGTTACTTGTAGATCGTAAAGTACCTGAACAGCCTCATCGCGATCGTCTCCCAGAGTCTGCTCGTAGGCTTCTGGGGTTCCTTCTGACCACTTGGAGATTGTGTTGAAGTCAATCTCATCTCCTATCGTAACTACTTCATGCGGCTTGAACTTGGTTATAAAACTAACTAGATTCTTGACTGCGTGTCGATCGTGAAACGGCACTTGTAGGTCGCTCACTATGACTATTCGCTTCATTTAATCCTCGTCGTCGTCCTCGTAGGGTATGGGATCCATTCGGTCGGGAATTGATGGCATAATCCAGTCAGGATAAGAGTCTCGATCTGTAATGATTGCTAGACAGAGATCAACAGCGAAGCCTGCCCTGCGTAGTGCGCGATACATCTCGTGCAGGCTGATAGCCCACGCGTCAAGCTGTGAGTAAGTATCGAGATCGATGACTTTCTTTCGTGCCATAATTAAAATTATCGCTCGAGAAGTATGTTGTAGATCTCATCGACACGCGAGTTCAGTCTTTTAATTTCAGACAAAAGATGCGTGATCACATAACCTGCAAGCCCACCGATGACGGCAAGACTAGCGAAGTAAAGAGTGAAGAAGTTTTCTTGAGTCATTCTTTCCCGACTCCGAATGAGGCATCGTTAGGATTGAGCCAGCGCAGAATGACGGGTGCTACTGCTGCCGCGCCTGCCATCGCTAAGGTCTTAGGATCTGTTACGCCTGCCATGTATAGCGCGAGGGCAGCGGCCAAGAATGATCGAGCCCATGATGCTGCTAGTGATTTTGCTTGCTCCATTAGTTTCCACCTATCATCGGAATATTAAAGAATGAACTGTCTTCGTCGCCCTTAATAGTAAAACTGATATGCGCGTGATGATTATGCTTATTGATCCCATCATAAGGACGCCAAGCCCAAGCCTTTTTAGATGAGGCGATCTTGCCGTTGAAGATGATGTAACTAATTCTCTTATCGCCAGACTTTGCAGCGAGTCGAATCTGATCGACCAAGTCAGGCATGACATCGGGCTTCCGGCCTTTGCCGTTAAGGTCGCGGTCAACATCGATGGCACGAACCCATCCCTGTGCATCTGGATTATGATCAGACTTGCGAGCAGCGTGTCGGGTATCACCGATCCAGCCGTCCGAAGTTCGATCTCTATCTGGGAATGCATCATCGATCTGCTCTCTAAGCTGGATCGCTGAATTGCTTAGCCTCGGCTTCACAGATAGCACACTCCCATCGCTTTAGATCGTTAAGTAACAATTCTTCATGCTGGCACTCAGGCATAGGAGCTATGAATGCATCATCGATAGGATCGTAAGTAAATCCAATCCCTGCATAGTTGTAACGTATAGATCCTGTGTAACTTGTTTTAATCCATGTGCCGCCAAGGTTATCTAGCAGCCATTGATAACCTTCATCGCCGTGAGGATCATTGTTATCTCCAACGAGGACGCGAATGACTTTATTGTTATCGTCTAATTCTGCAAAATGACTCATGTTATACCGCCGTCTTTAAGTAGCGAACAATGACAAAACCAGAACCACCAGAACCAGCGGTCGTAAAACTAGATTGACATCCACCGCCACCAGAACCCGTGTTGACAGTTCCCGATGTTGCAGCGCCTGGATTTGCACCAGTACCACCGCCGCCTGCACCACCAGGCGCACCAGCAGGACCAGGGTTAGCGTTTGATCCGCCACCACCACCACCTGCAACGTAACCTGAAACGCCTAAACCAACTACTGAAAGCCAGGATGAATATGTGTTTGTTCCGTCGCCACCTGAACCACCTGCGGTTGATGTTGCATTTCCACCGACTGCACCAGCGCCACCGCCACCACCGCCCGCGAATGCTGGCGATCCAAATTTATTTCCACCATTGTTGCCTTGTGATCCTGTTCCAGCAGTTGTTCCGCTATATGACATGCCGCCACCAGATCCGCCGTTTTGTCCGTCAGCTTGTGATCCAACGCCATCTCCCGCTCCGCCACCGCCGCCTGCGGTTGCGATTAAAGATGTGACCCCACCAATTACCGATGAGTTATTTCCATTGACAGGTGGTTTTGTATTTGTGCCCGAGCCACCCGCGCCAATTGTGACTGTAAATGAGTTGCTGGCAAGGCTGGTTGAGGCAGAATAAAGAAGCCCACCCGCTCCACCGCCACCACCATTGTTAAATCCGCCGCCTGCACCGCCGCCTGCGATTGTAAGAATATCGCACGATAGGGGGCCGTTAGAAACAGCCAAAGTTCCATTAGCTGTAAAAGTACGATAAAAATATGTCGCATCGCTTGTGAGTGTTCCACCTGTGACTACTGGTTTTGCAACAGGATTACTTTGAGCAATTATGACATTTGCAATCATTATCCAATAGCTCCTACAACATACCAAGTATCAGTGGCAGTCTTAATGCAGGCTGCTGACTTATATTGTGCAAGGGTAGGCGAAGCTGCAACTGTGCCAGCAGATAAAATTGTAGTAGTGCCAGGTGTTACGGCTGAGATTGTGCAAGCTCCTACGCCAATGTTAAGAATTGTGAGGACTGTACCGATAGGAAATGCTACGGATGCATTTGTAGGGATTTTATAGGCAATCGCTGTCGCCTTGTTCATAAGCTCGACTACCTGATAAGCGTCGGCAATTACAGCCGTATAGTCGGCAGTCTGAGCTGCGCCTACAGTAAAGGCTACTAGGCCGTTATAGTCTGCGGCTGTAAAGATGTCGCCTGTTGATGCTGGAAAGCCTTCTGCCATGATTTATCTCCTAGTATCCCATAATGGACGTGCCCATTATACCTGATGTAGTAGAGCCTATAATGAATCCCTCGACTATCGGCTCAAGTGTTGTCACTGTGCATTTCATACTGTTAGGGGTTATATCCCATGCCAAGCCTTGCGCCTGCAAGGTCTTAACGATTGTCGAGCCGTCTGGCTGGACGTTAGTAATTTCAAGATTGTCGAAATAGTCAAGGCCGATCATTGTGTCAGTAGGCACGTCTGGATCTAATAAATCGACAGTCATGGCATCGATGCGGATGGTTGTCTCTTTACGGGTTGCAACATATATCTTAGCGATGTCTGTAACTTGCGCATCTGTCTGTGCGACTAGATTCTCGACGTTCATGCCATGAGGAAAATACTTAGCGATTGAGGTTGCATCACTTGATGAGACAGTAGTGCCGCCTACTCTGGTCATGGTTGCGCTATTGATGATGAGCTTGTCATCAAAGGCGAACTTGAGGTCTGAGTATGGAATGCCTGTAGTCTGATTGAACTGGATAGGGGCAACGCCTAGAGATCCCACTACATCCGATCGATCCTTGAACTCGGCTGTTCCGTCTGTGCGGATAAAGAATGCGCCTTGCTCGGTAAACTCTGCGACCTGTAGAGCTGAAAGGCTTGAACGAGTAGTAGCTGGATCGGCTTGGCAAGTGGTTGATCCTGTATCAATAATTCGCATGCTACTAGGAAAATCGACTTCATCAAGGATCTTGTCGACACGAGTTCCGGTGGTCTGACCAGCGCCTGAGTCTGCGATGGTCGAGACGTTAGCCATAGCAAATAAGCGGAATGCATCTGAACAGACGATATCAACGTATCCAATCTCCTGCCCTTGCGGATAGGTGTATCGATAGTCTTGAACGTAGCCAGAAAATAAGAAGGCTTGTGTAGTTGCAGTAGTAGCGGCAATGCGGATCTTACGAAGTGGAGTGAGATAGCCAAAGTAGGGACTGGACGCATTTTGAGGGTTGAAATAAGAATTAGGATCTAGAACTCGAACTGTACAACTGCCAGCTTCATAGGTATCGCGCATGATATTGCGGCCACGTCTAATCGTAATTTGTCGAGTGACATCGCTAAGATCGATGACGGGCTCTGGCACTTCACTTGAGGCGAATTGATTAACTCCGATGACGCCGTATTTCGCATCGCCAATGGTGAACGGATAACCGAACGTAGCACCTTGGCTAAAGTCGAAGGATACCGAGATGGTTGCTGGAAGGGTCATTCTGCTACTGGTGCGAATCGTCCGCGGCGATTGACTGAGTTAAATGATCCTGAAAGTGATTGATTGATAGATGAATCGCGCACTGCATTGCCGACCATGTCTCCATCAAGATAGACCTGTACGTTGATCAGTTTTTGTTCTGCGGCTTGTCCAGCATTAACGGCAGCTGCTAATTCCATCTGAGCATCTGAGAAGGTAGAGGATATAGGGACAGGGGTCGTGCCCAAGGCTGAAACTGTGACGCCTAGAGAAGCTGCTGTCCAAGCCAGAACATCATCTGGGATCTTCCAATTTTCGTAAGGATTAGGAGCCTTAGGAGTAGCAAGTAGGGCAGCGTTCAGAAGAGCGTTGCGTTTAGTAGCAGCATCTAGTTGGTCTGCTAATTGAGTTGCTAAAGTTGCATTACCTTGAAGAAGCGCTTTCTGCAATAGCAAAGAGATGCGATCGGTTTCGCTAATCTTTCCCTTGAGTGCTGCCTCAATACCAATAGCATCTATATTGAGAGTCTTTGAGGCTTTGTCGAGTGCAGCTTTCTTCTTGGCCTCTGCCAGAGTCTTTGTCTGCGCTGCTGCTAACTCTTTAGCGCGCTTCAGTGCGTCTGCTTCTGCCTTCTTGCGAGCTGCATCATTCGCTGGAGTGGTATAAATGCCAATAGGCATAGATCCGAGATAGCCCATCTTGATGCCCTCAAATGAAGCTCTAAACATCTTTTCTTGAATGTCGATAATTTTAACTACTTCGTTCTCATAATTATCGAACGGGTTTAGGGATGCAAGAATGGCTTGGTCAGATGTTAAATAGTAAAGTTTCTTAAATCCAAAGACGGCTGTTGCAACCATGCTGGCGATCTTTGTCGCTAGCCCCTCGATCTTGGCAACGAACTCCTGAGGATCTCCAGCTGCGAAGGCTGCCACTAGAGACTCGACTAGAGCCCCACCGATCTTCTCTGAGGCTTCTCCAACGGCTGTGTTAATTAGCTCGAACTTACCAGCGTATGTGTCAAGATAGGCTGCATTAGATCCCTTAAATGTAGCAGCGAACTTAGACTGTACATCTGCGAAACTCATAGTCTTAAGCTCAGCCTGAGATAGTCCTAGAGCATACTTGCGGAGTCCCTTAGTGTTTCCAACGTAAGCCATTGAAAGATCATTAACTACAGTCTCGTAGTCCTCGCCAGAGCCGCGTGAAATGTCTAAGGCTTGATTAAGCAATTCTTGAGACTTAGTGACTGAGCCAGTAGTCTGCAATAGTTTTTGCATTGCCGGACGCAGTTGATCATCTGTAACGCCAGACATGGCAGAAAGTTCACTAATAAAACTCTCGATGCGAACTGACTCAAATCCTAAGCCTAGATTCTTAACCGACATGGCTAGACGGCTGGCTGCCTTCTCGTCTTCCATAAATGCCTTAGCGGCTTGTTTACCAAACTTAACTACGGCGGCAGCTGATAGACCAATGCCTAGTGCGCCTGCTAGTTTCTTAAAAGACTTAGAAAGTTTCTTGACATCCTTGTCGGTATCTCCCAGGGCTTTCTTGCCTTTGTTTTCAACAATTATCGGGATTCTTAATTCAGCCATTAGTTGCCACTTCCATTAAACTTAGCGGCAGCCTTTTCAAGCGCCTTGATAACTCCAGCCTTAGCCTTGCCCTCATCTTCTTTGTACGCTTTAAACATTGCACGTCCAGACATCTTGCCAGAGCCTGTTAGGTTGCCCTGCAATCGTGGGCTGAAGCGACCAGACATGCCAGATTTACGTCCAGCCGTCTCAAAGATCGCGCCTGCCGCTGTCTTATTGTGGATCGATACAGTCGCAGACCATCCCTCGCGGTTAGGCTTAGTCGGTGTCAGTTTATAACCTACGCCTCGACGTGCCTCGGTTGCATCGTACATCGGAAAAGTTGCAGTCTTAACTTCATGCTTAACAAATCCAGATGGCATTGCGCTGTTAGATGGCATAAAGCCTCTAGCCTTTTTTACCAGTGGCTTTAAGAATCCGACCATCTCATCTCGTGTTGCTTTGTCTAGATCAGGAGAGAACTTCTTTAGGGCTTTGCGAAGCTCGTTAGCGCCTTTTAGCTCTGTAGGCATCGCTCTGCTCCTTTGCTCTATCTTTCAACGCTTTCAGTAACATCTGAAGCATTGTCGAATCTAAATCAATTAAGTCTTGTGGAGGGATAGCCGTCTCGATGCTCAAGCGAGCAATGAGATAGTGGATGCTATCCCTGCCTAGGCCAAAGGGTCAGACTCTGCAACCTCTACACTCTTAAGAGTTTCGAGAAAGTCTGAGCCGAATGGCTTGACTGTGACTCCACTTAGTCGAAGGCCTTCCCATGCAAGCCAATAGACATCTGACTGCTTTTCATCATCGCGGAACGCTTTGTGAAATCCCTTTTTAGCATATAGCTCGAACGCGTACTCCAGCCGAGGTGTGATCTCGATATTGGTGACGCTGTTGTCTGCCATCGTGACTATTAACTTTGCCATGCTGTGCCCCTTTGTTTAGTGTTTTAGAATGTGCCTGTTGTGGCAACTACTGTAGTGCCTGAGACGTTAAATGTCAGACTCTGCATTGCGATATCAGCGACTGCGCCGTTGATGTCTGTGGTTGAGTTGATAAGGCAGGTCATAGTGTAAAGAGGGTTAGTCGCAGATACTGCGGTTCCCTTGTCCTGTAGAAGAACGATTGTGACGTTAGTTCCCCATGCAGCCTGCAAAGTCTGTAGAACGTTCGCAGATGCTGTGTCATTGAGGAAGTCGATTGTGACAGATGATGCTTCAAGGCCTTTAACGAACTTGTGTCCGCCATCGCCCATCGCTGTTACTTCGAGCTCGTCAAAAGTGCGGTTAAGTGTTACTGCTGTAACGTGGTCTGAAAGGTCGACTGAATTGATCTTCACGCCGACCTTATTGTTTAGAAATACAGCCATGAGATTATTCCTCGTCTTTCTTAGTAGTTACTGGCTTAGGTGTTGATGGTGCTACCTGCCCGATCTTGATCAGGAAGGCTTCTTGCTCTTTTTCCCACTCGGACATTTTAGCTCCAACTCGTTAGGACTGAGATATTGATATTACAGGTAAGTAGATCACCCGATGCGGCACTGAGTACGGCCGGAGCCGATACATCTGTGACGTTGTAGGTGTATGAAGATGCAGCGAGCAAGCCAAAGACTCGAACGATGTCATCCTCTATTCCGATGAGATTGCCTTCATTGTCGAGCAAGGGAACCATTACGGAAATTACGAAGTTAGCCATAGGCGAGATCGATGCATGCCAGCCGTTAGACGGCGAGATGTAAGGATCTGCTGGCGCTACGATCACGCTGTTGGCGATCGGTGTTGCAGGTGGGAATGAGAAGACTGAGTATTTTGTATTATCAGTAAGAGCTGCTGCGATACCTGCGCGGAGTGTTGATATGGCGGCCATTAGCCCACCATCGATCTCGGATCGAGATATGGAGCAAGCAAGCCACGGACGCGAGCGAGCAAGGTGTTACCCATGCGGTAAGGGCTTGGCTGATAACCATCGATGGTCACGCCGCCGCTTGATGGGGCTTGGCGGCTCTGCCAGATGTCGATCGAAATCATCAAAGACGCTTCTTGAATTGCAGGGATGGTTGTGTAATCTGTGTATGTCTCAGCCGCTGCAATGCCGAAAGGCTCGACTGTGTGACGTGGGTTGTCGCTTGTGTGAGTCGTGGTTATGTTAAATGATCGAGCGTCAACGCCTGTGATCGTTTTAGTGCCGTTGTACTTAGTACCTGCACCTGAAATTACTACCGATTGGCCGACGTAAAATATTTCACGAATGTTTTGATCAAAGTAGAGAGTGCCGACTGTGCCCGTGTTGCCATGAGCGACAATGTACTGCTGATTCTTCCATAGAAAGGGCAAGAGTACGTTATCTGCGGCATCGCAGACAGACTGCAAGACTGCATCAGTATAGAGAGTGCCAACGCCTAGGGCGGTGCGAAGCTCTGCAACTGTTGTCAATGCCATGCTCTTATCCTTTCTAAAGACTGGCAGGGTAGAAGGGCACTACCCTGCCAGCGACTTAGTGTGGCTTACGCCTTGTTATTCTTGAATGCGCCTGCGCCGACCTTGGTCGCAATTGCGCCATAGCCGTAGTAGCCGATTGTTACCTGACCAGCAGCTGTTGATTCTGCGCGTAGTCGGTAAGTTGGTGACTCGTACCATGTGTACGCGTCTGGGTTAACGATAAGGATTGTTCCATCTGAATCGCCAGCATTTTCTGGATCGACGTAGAGGTTAAGTCCTGCAACGTTACCTGTGAGTGATGTAGGTGTTACAACGCCGCCTGCGTTCTGTGGCTGTGATGCGTTGTAGATAGGGCGTCCTGAATCGTTCAATGTCATGATGTTAGACCATTGTCCAGTTGAGACAACCATGTTGCGAGCGAATGGATTTGGAAGTCCTGCTGTCGCGCCATAAACAGATGCTGATCCACGAGCAACAATTCCGAGAAGCTCGGCTGCTGTTGGATATGTTGCAACTGTAGTTGCATCAAGTGTTGCACCTGAGATGAGTGCAGCGTTTACTGCTGCGTTAGTTGACTTAGCATAAGCTGCCGCCATGTTGCGAACTAATTCATCGAAGAATGCTGGAGATGTACGATCTAGCAATTCTACTGAAAAGACCTGTTGTCCTGCGTACTTTGCAACGCTTACGCTTAGGAATGCAGAGTTCTGATCTGTGTTAGAAAATGCTGCGTCTTCAGCTGCAACTGCAACTGTAGGCATAGCGGTGATCTTAGGAATCTCAAATGTCATACCTGCATCTGGAAGCACTCCACGAGAGATTGCATCGATTGATGGGCGGATAGTTGTACCGAGAGGGTTGATGATCTCTGAGAGTTGACGTGTTGGTACGAGACCAGCGTTGTCAGTTGTGTTGTCTGCTGCTGCGATGTACTGACGAGCTGAATCATCGCCAAGTGCGGCGCGGATTGACTGCTCTGCATACTTTGCAGCTGTTACTTCGATTCTTGGCTTTGTGTAAGCCATTGCTGTGACAGCAGGGCGAGCAGCTTCAACTGCGGCAGCCTCAACTGTAGGTGTTGCTTCGACTGCTGGAGTGGTTTCCACTGTGGCTGTCTCGCTTTCTGTTGGTAGGGTTTCTTCAACGGCTTCATCTTCA